CTAAGATTCTTTGTTAATTTTTTTCATTCTATCTTTAAATGCTTTTAAAATAATAGTATTATTACTATTATTACCATTAATAAAAGACGTATTTTTCTTTATTGTATCGAAATCAAACTTTAATAATAGTTTAGCAAAACATTCATCTGCAAATGAATTTGATAATATTTCAATATTATCTAGATCAAAAATAACCTTGTCATTATTCTCAATAGACTCTTCAATTTTCTCTCTTAATTTATTTCCTAAATCTCTTGTTCCTAAAGAAATTCCTAATTCACAAAATCTTATAATCATATTATTCTCCTTTACCACAAATCAAAAACCATGTCTTCTGCTTCATCAACACTTACTGGAATATTTTCTCCAAATATATCTTCTAGCCTAACCTCATTATCCATCTCTATTTGAAGTGATACTATCGTACCATTAAAATATGGTATATCCCTTATTTCCTTTTCATTATTTTCTATTATCAGCTTTTTATTTCCTGAGTATATCATTAATTTCCCATCATTTAACTCAATAAACCTAGTAGTATGATAAAGCCCATTCCCCATACCTTTTCCATTAGTAACCGATTCTCTTATACAATAAGAAATAGCCTCTTCTTCTGTTAGATTGCTATACTCGCTTTTATCATTTTCTGTTAAACTTCTATATATTCCCTTACCACAATCAATTATTGAGATACATAATTTACGTCCTGTCGGATATCGTTGTGCAACTAAAAATCCACCAATATTAGAATCAGCATGATTTTGAACATTATCTACAACTTCAAAAAAACAATAATTTAACATCTTAAAAACTGATTCTTCTAACTCAAGATTATTTCTAAAAATTTTCATTACCTCATTAACTAATTCTATACTATTAGTATTATCAAAGTTTGTAATCTCAACAAATCTTCCCTCACTACTATATCTATAGTTATTAACTACCGTTTCTTTATTTAAATGCTTATAAAAATCTAGCCTTTCTGCATAACTATTAGAATTTTTTATAATTATAGAAATTGTGTATTCTTCTGATATTTTATATTTGTATAGTGATACTATAACAGCTAAAGTCTCGGGTTGTACAAATTTATATAATACTAAATTAAGCGTGTATTCTTCTCTTTTATTATTAATTTTGTTAAATTCATTCGTAATTTGCTCGATTGTTATGTAATCTGTAATATTAATAGTAATATCTATCATCCTCTGTGCCTCCTAGCTAGTTACTTGAAAATTTTCTATTAATTTAAAATTTTAAGTAAATTATATCACAAATTACAATATTAACCTATTATCATTTCTTTATTGTTCCCAATTCTATTGCTTTTATTCCTTTATAGATATTCAAATAAAGCCATCCCCTGTAGAATATACATTACCATTCTTAAATTCAAATACTATTTCATCTTTGGAATTTACTTCAATTTTATTAATAACACTATTCCATATTCCTTCATCAAACCCTGTAATTAACTCATTACACTTTTCTAATCTTCCTATAAACTCTTTTATATTTTCAAACTTAATCTTTTGCTTAAATACATTTTTCTCTGCCTCTTCTACTCTATTCTTTACTTCCTCATACTTAGTAACTAATTCATTATATTTTTCTTCATACTCTTCTTGATTTAATGCTGCATGTGCATTTCTTTCTACTTGTTTTTTAAGTAACTCTATCAAAATTTCAGCTTCATTTTCTAATTGCAACTTCTCTTTTTCTAGTTTTGAAGTATCACCTAACCTATCAATTATTTCTTTATAATCTCTCAATATCTCATCTTTATTTTCTATCATCTCATTAAAAGCTTTAACAAATAATTCTTTAAGCTTGTCTTCATATATATGTGGTGTTTTACACCTTTCATTGTTATCATACTTATGGTTGCATCTCCATACAACCTTTCTATATTTACTATTAGAGTGCCAAGTCTTACTCCCATAAAATCCACCACACTCACCACATATTATCTTCCCAGAAAAGCAAGAATTACTTCTTCTCAATCCTCTATCACTTCTTCGCCTTTCAAATTCAGCTTGTGCTAAATCAAATACTTCTGCACTTATTATTGCTGGATGACTATTCTCAACATAGTACTGTGGAACTTCTCCCTCATTAACTTTCTTCTTTTTAGTAAGAAAATCTACAGTAAAGCTCTTTTGAAGAATTGCATCTCCCTTATATTTTTCATTATGAAGAATACTTCTAATAGTACTTTCACTCCACACTTTTTTTCCTGCTGGTGATGGAATGTTATTTTCACTTAAGTACTTAGCTATTGTTGTTCCTGCTGTTCCCTCTAAAAACATTTTATATATTAATCTTACTGTCTTAGCTTCTGATTCTACTATCTTAGGTAATCCATCTTCACCTTTTTCATATCCTAGGAATTGCTTATAGGGTAAGCTTACTTTTCCATCTGCAAATCTCTTTCTTTGTCCCCATGTAACATTTTCTGAAATTGACCTACTTTCCTCTTGAGCCAAGCTGGACATTATCGTGATCAGCAATTCTCCTTTACTATCTAATGTGTAGATATTCTCCTTTTCAAAATATACCTCTACCCCTTTATCCTTTAGCTTTCTAACTGTAGTTAATGTATCTACTGTATTTCTTGCAAACCTTGATACTGATTTAGTTATTATTAAATCTATTTTTCCTGCTAAAGCATCTTTAATCATTCTATTAAATCCATCACGCTTTTTGGTGCTTGTTGCTGATATACCTTCATCAGCATAGACCTCTACAAACTTCCATTGATTATTACTTTGAATATATCCTGTGTAATGATCTACCTGTGCTTCATAACTTGAAAGCTGCTCTTCATTATCAGTAGAAACTCTTGCATAAGCTGCTACCCTTTTTAATCTTAAACTACCTTCACTAGATACTGTAGCAAAAGTTTCTACTGCTGGTATCATTGTTACCCTTCTTGCCGTTGTCATTTAAACCATTCCTTTCTTTATTACCTTTCCATTTTTTAAAATCACAATTACTGTTCTGCTTTCTTCAATCTTTATTTTCTCTATAGTCTCATTAAATATATCTTCATCAAACTCTTTTATCTGTAATACTACATTAAGTAACTTTATTAATTGTTCTTCACATATTGGCTTTGCTATACACCCTTCATCTCCATACTTATGATGATTTGAACAAACCCAAGTGCTTCTTCCATTTCTATCTTTATGCTTATAGTTTTTACCACAAATTCCACATTGTATTTTAGAAGTAAATATATAATTTTTCTTTCCTGGCTCACATTTATATTTAATCCTATTAACTTTCATTATTTCTTGAGCTCTTTTAAATGTTTCAATATCTATAATTGCAGGATGTGTTTCTTCTGCATAATACTGTGGTATTGTTCCTTTATTTTTAATTAGCTTCTTAGTCAAGTGGTCCTTAACGTATTTCTTTTGCAGTAACGCATTACCTATATATTTTTCATTTTTAATAATGTCTGCTACCCTTTCAGAATTCCATTTTCCACCCCTTAATTTTTTCACCTTCATTTCTCTTAACTTTTTAGCTATTACTGTACACCCATATCCATCTAAATAATCCTGAAAAATCATTCTAACTATTTGAGCCTCTTCCTCATAAATCTCAATTTTCCCTTTGTCTATCCTATAACCATAAATAAATCTTAAGTTTATAAGCTCTCCCTGCTCAAATCCTTTTCTTATTCTCCATTTACAATTTTCACTTACTGATCTACTTTCCTCTTGCGAAAAAGAAGCGAGGATAGTAAGCATTAACTCACCATCCCCGCTCATACTATGAATATTCTCTTTTTCAAAAAATACATCTACATTTAACTCTTTTAATTCTCTTACAGTTTCCAACATCTTTACTGTATTTCTTGCAAATCTAGAAATTGATTTTGTTATAATCATATCTACCTTTCTATTTCTGCATTCATCCAATAACTTATTAAATTCTTCTCTATTGTCCTTAGTTCCAGTTACAGCTTCATCTGCATAAACACCCACATAGCTCCATTCATTATTATTTTGAATAAGATTACTATAATAACTTACCTGTGCTGAAAGTGAATGAAGCATTGCATCTTTACCGCTAGATACTCTTGCATAAGCAGCTACACGTTTTTTACTTGGAATTTTTGAAATTCCTTTTTGTATCACTTTAATAGTTCTTTCCATTAAATCACTTCCTTCCAGGTGTCAATGTTAGCTCTACAAAATATATAAATCAAGTTATAAAGCCCCAACTACAGGATTATATTTGTTAACTAATAACTTATTTATTTTCTTATAATCTTTTTTATCTATTATTTCTTTTACTAACATTGATTTTGCTATAGCTATTGCTACTCTATAATTTTTTTCACGATTAAATTGTTCTTCATTCATTTTCCCTATCCCCTTTACCAAAACGTTTCTTAATATAACAATTATGACTACAATACTTTCTATTTTTATTTCCATAGCTTTTAAACTTATTACCACACTCATAACAAGTTAATGTATAATATGCTTTTCTATCAATACAATAATCATGCTCTTTCCACCACTGTCTCCTACATTTATCAGAACAGAACTTTTTTCTTGTACCTTTCTCACTTTGCTCTAATTCCTTTTCACATTGCTTACATTTAATATGTTCCTCTATCTTAGTATTAACTCTACTTGCCCTTACTCCACCTAAATTATTTCGTCTACAAAAAGTCTTTACCGTATTCTCTGATATCTCTAAAGATGCTGCTATTTTAGAATAACTATATCCTTTTTCCCTTAAAACCTTTATTCTTTCTTTTTCATTATTAGTCATATGAATCCTCCTAAATCGACTTATATAAATTTATTACTACATATCACTCTGAAATTTATATAAGTCAACATTATCCATATTAATTCTATTTATTAAAAATCATAACAGTTGCATCAACTCCAGCTGCTTTAAGCTTTTGAACTTGTTTATCTGCATTTTCTCTAATAGAAAAAGAACCTGCCATAACTCTATATAATGTTTTACCATCACTAGAATTACTAACAGATTCTTCTTTATAAGTTACTCCTAATTGAGCTAATATAGCTTTTGAAAGAGCTTTGATTATCTCCTTTTTCTTACTATCAAATAAGCTATTATCTTTTGAATTATCTATAAAGCCTAATTCCATTAATACTGCTGGCGCTTTTGTTTCTCTTAGCACATGAAAGTTTGCTTTCTTAACTCCTCTATTTACAAATCCAATATTAACAACAGCTGTTTGTATTTTATCTGCCATAGCTTTAGATCTACTATCTTGATTTAAATAGGTATAAGTTTCTACACCAGTTGCAGCTTCAGGTTTAAATGCATTTCTATGAAATGATATAAAGTAATCATAATTATTTTTATTCTCATAATTACTTCTTTCCTGCAAACTTAAAGTAGTATCAGTAGTTCTTATCTCATCAACAATTACTCCATGTCTTCTTATTTCCTTTGCTACTGCTTTTCCTATTTCTAAAACATCATTACTTTCTTTCCTTCCATTATAACAAGCTCCTGGATCATTTCCTCCATGACCATAATCAAAACATAATCTACTCATTAATACCATCCTCCCTATTTAATTGATGTAATACCTCCATAAGTTTTTGTGGAATAGGTAGTCCTATTCTTGCTGCATTTTCTAAAATACTAATTCCTTCATTAGAAATGTAGAAAAAAATAACGGCTGTACGAATTGCACTACCGTTACCTAATATTTTTGAATCAATTATATGAGCTATTGATACCAATATAAAAATCACTACTTTTCTAAAAATACCCTTAAATCCAACTTCACTTGAAATTTTCTTTTCAACTATTCCAGCCATAATTCCAGTAATATAATCTACTGCTACAAATAACAATAAAGCATAAGCTAAACTATCAAGACCTCCAATTAATCCACCAACAAACGCACCTAAAACTGTAACAATAACTTGTAACCCATTAACAATCTCTCTCATAAACAAAAAATCACTCCTTTTATCATTTAATGTGGAGGCATATCAAATACTCCCACTCTATCCACAGTAATATCATATTGTATCTTCATAGTATTAGTTGGTGTTTTTATTATAGGCTCTGGCAATAAAGTGTGGCTTAATGCTGGTACAAAATATCCTCTTCTTAAATAATTACTTCCTGTAGAAGAACCACTATAATATCCCGAATACACTACTCCACTTTCCCAGTCATAAGTAAAATCATCAGCGTAACTATAATCTCCTTGTATTACCTTACTCCAAGACGCTGAATGATTATATATTATTTCTAAATTTTCATCTAAACAATATACTCTCTCAGATTTACTAGCCACCATGATTTCACTTCCACTTCTTAACTTAGCCATATAATAATCATAACCGCTTCCTAAATTAAGTTTATTAAAATAGATACCATCCTTTCCTACCTTAACAATCATTGATGTTGTTGATTCTGAACTTGAATTTCTTCCTTGTTGAGTAATGTAAATAAATCCTTCATTAGCACATATATCAATTGCCATATTGCTATATGTGTAATATGCCGAAGCTGGTACACTTATTGTATCTAATAGCGTAAAGTCGTCTTTAGAAAATTTATATACACTCTTTCCATTTGTACTTACTCCCCATAAGTTTCCTATCCTATCATAAGTTATTGCTCTACAAGTTTTTGATATAGTAACTTCCTTAATAAAAGCTAATTCCTTTTTATTAAAAATTCCTATCTTTGTATTATCAACTTTTAAAACATATAATTTTTCTTCATCTATACAAATATTAACCTTATCAAAAACCCATGAACCTTTACTTGATATAAAATTATAATCATAATAAATACTATTTAATCTTGGTGTATATGGAGATGATGAACCTGTAGATCCTAAAGTATATATACTATTAAAGGTTCCATTAGCTGCATGTGTAGGAAAATCAACAACAAAGTGTTTAGTATTATCATATCTTTGACTTTCACTTAAATTTATTGTACCTCTTAATGAACTACTTCCTGAGTATGCTGTCCATAAATCTGAATATCCAATTACTTCTCCATATATAAAGGGATCATATTGATTCTCCTCTATTTCCGCATTTGATAATACCATAACTCTATTTGGCGTATAACTATAATCATTATTATAGACTTTACTAATATATCTTGGATTTAAATTATCTAAAATACTATTATATATCATCTCCATATAAGCAACATTTCCTAATGCTGCTGTTATTCTATTTTCACTTTCAGCTTCATAGATTTTTCTTTTTGTTAAGTCGTCAAAAAGTTCAACTTTAAACCTTCCTATAGCTGGTACTACTTCTTTATATTTAACTTTTTCACTTCTGATTCCACTAATTAAATCGTGACTAAAATTAATAGTTTCCCTCATAATTAACCTCCATATTAAATCTCCACTAAATCTATAATTATATTCTCTTTTATGGTTGTACTACTCTTATCTATGTTTGATAAAATGTAATTTGAATTTAATACTTCTATTACACTATTATTTATTATTTCTTCATTGCTATTAATGCTAATAAACATGTCTTTTGATTTTTCTAACCATGGTGTTGTATTGATATAACACTGGTATTCCTTAACTTCTGCATGTGGTGGTTCTGCACTTAATCCACCTTGAAGATTTCTTCCGTCAATCATCAATTGCAAATTCCAAATTGGTATGTTAAATACTCCTGAATCTGTACTTAAAAACACACCAATATAATGAGCCCCTTCTGAAACCTGTGGTATTCCTAAGGGTATTCCTATAGTATTATCTCCTTGCTGCAACTTTACCTTTGGAGTAAAAGTTATATCGTTATTATCTAATTGTATCTTTATAGTTATAGTACATTCTTCCTCAGCTACACCATAAATTGCTAATAACAAAGTTAAATTTGTATTTGCAATTGCACCTACTCCAATATAAATAAATTGCTTAGAAGTTGTATTTATCTGTAAAGATTGAGAATTTGCATAATAAAGCATAGAAGTTAGGGCTTGAGCTACTTGATTTCCTAAATCATCTGTTACAGTTTTTATAATTTTAGTTGGATCTATTGATGTAACAAAATCATCAAGTGGTTGTCCTAATTCAACCTTAGTATTTAATCCTGTTAAAATATCCTTTTTTATTTTTATAACTTTTACTTTTACATCAATATCAAAGTCGCTATGTTTAACAGTAACTATATCTCCTATATTAACCATTTCTAATTTTTTATAATTTTCATATTCTCTTATTTTACTTAATTCAATAAAATCTATTTGAATATTAATAGTACTTAATCCTATTGTTGTAGCTAACTCTGTAGTTAAGCTCCTTAGTGTAACCTCATCTTGAGCATCTTTAAATTCTACTTTTCGTATTATAGGAAAAGGTGGATATAACTCACTATCCCAATTAGGAACATTAATATATTTTTCTGAAAGTTTTATTCCATTAGCACCTTTTGGATAAATTTTAGTTACTACATTTGCTGTGTCTACAGTTATCTTTAATCCCTGTATATTCTTTCCGTATTTTATTAATACTCCTGAATCATTTCCCACTTGTCTTAATATTTTTACAGTAAAATTATCTCTAAGTAATTCCCCCTGTTCCCATCTCTCTATCATCTTAAAGAAAGCTTGAACCGGACTAATTTCTATCATATATAAAGTTTCTGCTTTTACTACATCGCTGTCAACAGTATATATTTTATCTAAATCATTTACTAAAGCCTTTTCCATTGCTGTTTTTATTGGCGCATTTTCAACTCTCTTATCTTCAATAAAATAATAATCCATATCATAAAAAATATGATTTGCATATACCTTAACTCTTTTATCTGTGTCCTGTACTTTCTCTACTTTATAAATTCTAAACAATTGATTATCAGCTTTTATTATATTAAACTCTTTAAAATATAAAGATTTCTTTGAATTTGCAGGATACTCAAATTCTAAGTAATATTGACCATTTAACTCTTCTGTTACTTCTGCTAATATTGGTTCGTTTAAAACTCCAAGGCCATTATTATCAAAATTACCTTTAATAGTTTTTTTATCATATATGCATAACAATTACAGCCACCTCCAATTTGGAATAACCTCCACCTTGGAAACACTACCTGTCCATGATATATTGTTTTCTCCTATTTCAAACTTAGGAAATTCCCCAGTCATTTTATTATTCAAATTATCTGTATCTTCGTTATAGCAATTTTGCTGAACGCTATCTAAAATGATATGATTTGTAACTTCTTTTAACTTTATAACTTCTGAATTAATAGTTAAATTAATATCTGCACTACCAAATATCTTAATTATTGGCTCTGAATATATACTTCCTGGATTTGTTACACTTCCTTCTGCCATCATTTCAATAACATCACTTTCTACTTCATACTTAAAAGGTCTGCAATTAAAAACTATAACAAACTTTGAAATATACTTTAGTACCTGTGTAAAATCTATTACATTAACTACTTGAGCTATATGCTTTTTATTATCTTGATTACTAAAAACTAAATCGCTTTCTCCATAGGACAATAGCCATTCTTTTATTTCATCTATCTTATTTGGTAATATATCATCTTTAATTGAACACTCTAAAGCAATAGTAATATCTTCATAAGTATTCTCATCAAATCGCAAGCTTGAACTTTTACCTGGAATAATTATATTAGTAATTCTTCTTTTAGGAGACGGTATAGATGGCCTTTTAGAAATGTACACTCCATAATCTGAAAAACTATTTTTACCTCTAAAATTAAAACTAAACATCTATTTACCTCCTCTCCCCATAGTTATTCGTTGCCTATAGAACTCTAACTCATAAGCTAATTGTTCTATATCTTTTTCAGTATTATTTATGAAGTTTTCAATATGCAGTGTAACTCCATTATTATTATTTTCACTGGAAGTTCCATTTACTTTTTTCAATGCTTTAGCTAATAAATCATCTAATCTATCTATAGGTAATACTGCTTCTGTTCCCGCCTCACCAACACCTATAACACTTGGAGAATTAAAAATACCTCCCTTTGCATACCAACTAACTGATAGTTTTGGTACACTTGGTGGCACTAAGCTAAACTCTCCACTTAAACTAAAGTGAGGTAATTTAATTTTAGGTATTTTTATTTCTGGTAATCTTAAATTTCTAAAGAAACTAGCTATTGAATCTATAGCTCCTTTAACAGTATCCCTAGCTGTATTAATTGGAGTTGTTATTGCTGTCTTTATAGCATTCCATATGGTTGTTGTTGTATTTTTAATACCATTCCAAATTCCAGATATAGTTGAGCTAATAGAATTAAACACCGTTGATATTACATTTTTAACTCCATTTACAACATTAGAAATTACACTTTTAATTCCTTCCCATATAGTTGATGTTGTACTCTTTATACTATTCCAAGTATTTGTCGTTATAGTTTTAATTCTATTCCATATACTAGTTACCACTGAATTAATAGCATTAAATACAGTTGTTATTGTATTTTTCATTGAATCTATTATTGTAGAAATACTATTTTTTATAGATTCCCAAACACTTGATGTTGTAGCTTTTATGCTATTCCACACAGCTGTGGTTATCCCTTTAATAGCTTCCCACACTGTTGATATTATTGCTTTTATTAGTTCTAATGTAGTGTTAATTATTCCTTTTATCAAATCTAGTGTAGTAGATATTATTGTCTTCATATTTTCCCATACAGTTGATGTTAGATTTTTAATAGCTTCCCATGCACCTTGCCAATCACCTTTAAAAATATTCACTGCTATGTTAATAACACCTTTTATAACTTCAAGTGTGTTTTTTATAACAGTAGATATTAATGTAAAAGCACTGGTTATTACACTTACAATACTATCTCCACACTGGCTCCATATTTGTTTTGCAAATTCAACAAAGGCTTTAAATAACTCCTTTAATCCATCTATAATTCCACCTATTATATTCTTAACTTCATTCCAAGTAGAATTAACTATATTTCTAAACTCTTCATTACTATTATATAAAGTAACAAATATAGCAATAAGACCTGCTATTATTCCAATAACTATTCCTACCGGCCCTGTTAATGCTGTAAGGACAGTTCCTAAAGCTCCTGTTGCTCCACTTGCCGATCCTATAGCTGTGGATATTGATCCAAAAGCGGTAAATAATGAACCACCAACACTAATAACTTTTCCAATAATACTTACTACTGGACCTATAGCTGCAGCTATCATTGCAAACTTTATTATTAAATCTTGTTGTGCCGGACTTAGTGAGGTAAATTTTTCAATAATACCTGTAACTGCTTGAATTAATCTTTCTATAGATGGCATAGCTCCTTCTACAGCTTCAATTAACTTTTTGCCTAAAGGTTCTAAAGCTACAGCCATTTGATTTTTTAATATTATAAACTTATCACTTATAGTTTCCGTATCTTTTGCAGCCTTTTCTATTGTTTCTGGACTGCTTTCTATACTACTTATTAATTCATCAAGGTCTAATCTACCTTCTCTAATAGCAGCTGCCATATCAGGTCCTGCTTTTGCTCCAAACATCTCCATAGCTAAAGTATTTGCTTCACCAGCTGTACCTGCTTCTTTAATTCTTTCTATCATTTCTGCAAGTGCTTTATTAGGTTCGCTTATTCCTTCCTTAGCCATTTTTCCAAGTGCAATTCTTAAACTTCCAAGTACAAGTTCTATATTTACGCCTTCCTTTTCAAACTTACCAAGCATAGCTGCCGAAGTCTGCCAATCAAAACCCATTTGTCTAAGTGGCCCACCAAACTTAGTCATTAACTCTTGAAGCCTTGAAACCCCTATTCCTGTACTTTGGCTAACCTTAAATGTATAGTCTAATGCATCAGCATATTCTTCTGTACTTATTCCTGCATCCTGGAACATTCTTGTTGCAGCTGGAATAAGTGTGTTTATATCCTCACCTGTTATCTTAGCTAGTCTTAACATTTGTGTAGATAATTCTTGTAGTGATTCTCCACTTAATCCTGTTCTTGTATTTAAATCTGCTATTACTTGGCTAGCATCACTCATTGTAGTATTCACTGTAGTGTACACTGCCTTGAAGTCATTTTCTAATCCTTTAAGAGATTCTCCTGTAGCACCTGTTCCAATTCTTATAGTATTATTAGCTTTTTCAAAATCTGTAGCTAATTTATATAGGCCTGTACCAGCTGCAACTATTGGTGCAGTTACAGACATAGAAAGTGTTTTACCTACACTAGAAAACCCTTCACCTACAGTTTTCATTTTGCTGCCAACCCCCTCAAAGGTTTTACCCATTTGAGTCCAGCCACTACTTTGAACTTTAAGCTCCTGATTAACTTTACTAAGTTCATTTTCCATTTTATTAAGCTCTGCTTGAGCATAATTTAATTTAATCTTTAAATTTTCAGTAGCTTTTGCATCTTCACCTTTTGTCTCTGCACTTTCTTGATAACTTTTGGATAGTGCTGCTACCTTCTGCTTTTGAAGTTCCATCTGCTTGCTTAATGTATCTTGCTTTAGTTTCAAGGTTTCTGTTGCTTTACCATAGATCCCCATATTAGTGCTTGCAGCAGCAAACCCACTTTGAACAAGTTTTAAACTTCTTTGAACTTTACTTATCCCATCTTGAAAGCCTTTATCATCAATACCAATTTTAGCAACTACTGTATTACCTCCACTTGCCATATCTATATCTCACCTCCCTTAGAAAAGAACATTATCTATATAATCAAATTCTTCTTTTTCTTCTATTCCATTAACTTTTTTATAAATGCTAAAAAGAGCAGTTAATTTCTTAGGAGTACTTATCCAAAACTGCTCTTCACTCATCCCTAATAAATTTATACCCAAATAATAAAGCCACTCCCAATTCCATGTATCTGAATCGGTGTGGCTTTCTATTCCCCCATATTTTCTTCTATTTCAGGCATTGACTCGCTTAACGCCTCATTAATTACTGTACCTAATCTTTCTAAATCACCAAGCTGTAATAGATCTCCTACAGATTTTAAAGTTACAGTATCATCTTCAACTTTAATTGCTGCATATAATAAAGCTCTTATAGCTTTAATTTTCATAAGTTGTAAATCTTCAAAGGCTTTATTAATATCACCATAAACCTCTTCCAATTCACAAAATGTATTCATATTAAACTTTAGTTCGTATTCTTTATTTCCTAAAATAAACTTAATACCTTTATTTCTTAATTCTGATGCTTTCATATAATAACTCCCTTACCTTAATAAATATAATATAAAAAGGATCTGTAAATCTACAAATCCTCTTTATATTTAATCCCTATCAGCTATTCAATAGTCCCATCTTACTCAAATGTCTTTTAGTTATAATATTAATTTTATTAACATCTGCAACTTTTGCTCCCGCTTTACTTAATTCTCCTGTCGTTACAAACTGAAGTAAATATGGAGTGTTTCTATTAATATCTTCTCCAAATACTCCACTTTCTAATGCTGTATACACCGCACCTACGAACTCCCTCAAATCTTCAACTGGAATACTTCCACTATATTTTTTTACTTGCCCTATAATTAAAACATAACTATCTTTATCCGATATTACATTGTTAAACTTTAACTTTCCCCAATAATCAATACCATCATCATTACTATCTGGAGTAATAACTATATCATCATCATTACATCCCATACGCTTTAACAATTCACTACCAATTCTATTTGCAAATTCATTACAATTTTCTTGACTTACATTAATAGATTCTTGAAGAATATTAAAAGTTTCTGATTTCTTAACTAAATCTGCAGAAGATCCCCTAATAATAAAAGGTTCTAAAAGATTATCTTTTGAAAACTTTTCATTTTCCTTCTTTATTATCGTATATATTTTATTTTCGATCTCTCTTAACTTACTACAATAATCAATACAGTTATCATCTAGTAACATAACCTCACTTAAATAAGCTTCTGCTAACAATTTAATACTTATAGTTTTTTCTGTAAACTTAAATCTATTTATGATAAAAAAAAGAATATAATCCATAATTATTGTAAATGCTCTCCAGCTATTTCAATTATGCTCGTTAAGATTTCTTTATCCTCTTCATTCATATTCTTAACAAATCTACTCGGTAAATTGTCTAAAGTTTTATACATATCTTTCAATACTTTAGAATAGTCTACTTTAACTACTGCATTTCTATTAGTTTTAGAATAAGCAAGATCTATATTACCCCCAACTTCTAAAATCCCCTTCGCTTCATCGTCTATCAGCACTTTATATAACTTTCTTATGTCTAGTGCTCCTGGAATTTGCCTTTTTTGAGTTTCATCTCTATCCTCATCTTCATTATTAGGATCATATATTCCTATCCATTTATATAATTTTAATACTTCATCATTATTTGAAAATTCATTAATACTATCATCCCACCCAAAATATTGTCTCAAATTTACATCTTTTAATACTTCCACAAAATATGAAAAATAAGAGACTAATTTTTCATCTTTTGGCAGCTCTAATTCCTCATGTTTTCTCATATTCTCGAATGCGTAAAAAGCTTTTCTCATCCAAGATGCATTATTTCTTCCTAGTCCTAAAGTCCCAGCAGCCTTAGTGATATTATAATTCAATTCATCAACTAAAGATACTAAAGCTCTTGCTTGTTGATATGGCTTCCACTGTTTGATTCCAGATATATGTCTTAACCCTTGAATCAATAATTGAAAATCTGAGGATGTTTCATATGTCTTATCAGAAATTGTTAATACATTAATTTGCTTAAGACTATTTAAAATATCCTCTTTTACCTCTTTTCCATCTTCAATATCTTCTAAAATACTTTTTACTGCTGCTATTCTTCTATTACCTTCTATTACAACATAAAATTCTGAGTCATCTGTCAACTTAACGACAACAATTCTATCAATAGGTAGAAAACCTACATTTTCTATAGAATCTTTCAACTTATCAACCCCAAATTTTCTAATATTAGTAAGAGTACCGCCTTGAATTTTTTCATCATCCATCCTATTATTTGCTACTCTATTTTTTACAGCTGAAAATCTTGGATTATTAGCATCCAATAATAATTTTTCTATCTCTATTACCTCTGGCTTTAATTTTTTTAATAATATTCCATCATCCATTTCTTTACCAACCCTTTCATTATATATATAATTTTACCATATACACTTTTTTATATTCAACTTTTTTTAGGCTCATCAGGAAGTTCTATAAACCAACTAGTAACTATTGAAGCATCAACTCCTGTTCCATCTTCATCAACTATAAATCTATAATTTCCATCAAAATCTCTAGCATAAAACTTTCCTGTTAGTTTTGCACTTTTAGGATTTGGTTTTTCTGCTTCAGTATCATATTCATCACTTGTAAGTTCAAACTTACCCTTTAACAACCATACATATCTATACTTACCATTAGTCTTTTTAGATTTAAATCCAAGAGCTATTGTTGGTGGTATATCATCTTTATTTTCTATAAGTACACCTTTTACAACTTTTGCTCCTTGCAGTTTTGCTCTACTTGCTAAAGATAATTGATTTACTTCAATTTCAACATCTACTCCTTCAAATGCAGCAATAACATCTTCTACTGAATCATCTGAATATATATTTTCAGTATTTGATTTTGGTGATAGCTTCGCACTTATAGCTCTTTCTAATTTTTCTGGTGTTTCATAGGTTGCTCCACTAGCTATATCCTCAGTTAAAATTGCTATATGAATATCTTTTAATCCCATTTGTCTAGCCATTATATAATTCCCCCTTTTTTTCTAAAAAATAAAATCTAATTCCTTTATGGTATATTTCTGTATCACTTTCATATAAATCTTCTTCATTAAGTCTTTTAAATCCAAAACTAATTAATAACTCCTTAACCTTACTTACTAGCTGTGTATAATCTCCCTTTGTCCATATATCTACTTGTATATAATGCCCTGTCATAGCTTCAACATCATCTTCATATTCTTCTCCATTAGCTGAATACTCATGAAAGGTTATATATTCTTTGGCTTTTCCACTATACTTCTGAAAGGACACTGGTATTTTTAAAGGCTTTAAAGTATCAATAATTAATTTATTTATCAAACTCATCAAGCCCCCTTTGAAGCTCTTTTTTTATTACATTATTTATTTCTTTTTCATTTTCAATTACTGATTTTTCTGCCCAATGTTGAGCTGGTATTTTGCTTGTACCCCATTCAGTAAACTTACTATAAAAGAATTCCGAATTATCACCTTTATTAGGTCCTATCATTACAAAATCTACACCATTATCTTTGTTTATTTCTGAAACTTTAATATTGTCAGCCATATGCTTTTTTATATCACTAGATCTTGGAGCTTTCTTTTCCATACTATCTTTTACAAGTTCACCAGCTTTATCTAAAGCTTTCTTTTTAATTTCTTCTGACTTCTCACCTAACTTATTTACCTTATCAATAAGTTCAGCCATCCCTTCAAGTTGAATCTTCGCCATTAGAGTCCACCTCCATAGCTTTTATTTCACAATATTTATTTTCATATCTTATATTATTTATATCCGTTATGTTGTACTTTCTACCTTCAAAATTAATTATCATACTTTCATCTATATCCTTTATAAATCTTATAATAAACTTAACTGTCTTTTCTTTGTTTATAGTTGCAGCTTCAAAGTATTCTTTACCACTTAAATTTAAAACCTTAGCCCATACAGTTTTATAATCTTGCCATTCACTAACTTCAAATCCATTTTCATTAATAACTGTAACTAATATTTGAAAAATAATTCTATGTTTTAAACTTCCTATCATCACCATTCATCCTTTCTATATGAAAATAAAAGCTTAGTCATAATGTCTATAACTTCCTTAACATCATAATCTTCTCTTTTTTCATACATATTAGCTACAGAATACATTACAGCTTGTTTAATAATCTCTGGTAATATTTCAAACTCTGATACAGGATATCTAAGAATACCTTCAACTAAATCTTCTGATACATTAATAAAAGTTGAAATGAGTGTATCTTCCTCCTCACCATCAACTCTTAAATATAATTTAATTTCTTCTAAGGAAACTACCATACACTCACCTCCACTAAATTATTATGATGTTTTCATTTGCATTACTTTTATAGCTTCAGGTAATATTAACTTACCATCAACTCTTTGTGTTGCTTTAAATCCTACTTGTCCATTCGCTGCATATAATTCATTCAACCTTTGGAATGATCTACCTTGTCTATCAGCTACCCAATAATACTTAAAGTCTCCAAAAGCAATAGACTTTGCTCCTGCTGCTAAAGTTGGTATATATGCTGATGTTTTAACCGGTCTATTTAAAATAGTATCTGGTGTTCCCGCAGTTAATGATGGTTGCCAGATATATTGTCCATTTCCATCTTTAAGCTTTCTAATAGCTTTTACAGTAGCATCATTCATTGTGAATATTGCATTTTTTCTATATGGAGATTTTAAAGAATAGAATAAATCCATTATTTCATCTAAGGTTATAGCTGTTGCACCTGCAGCTGTAACTCCAACTTCTGCTCCACCAGTAGCTGCAAATATTCCTGTAGGTTTTCCTGTTCCATCTCCAACAAAGAATGCCTCCTCTTCTTTAGCACCAATTCTTCTAGCAAATTCTTTTGCTATATATTGCTCTAAATTAAAAACACTATCATTAAGAAGTTCTTCTGAAACTTTAATGATAGTGGCTAACTTATATGCTCCTATTGATACTTGCCCAAATGCATCATCTGACTCTGGAATTAAACCTTCTTCATCAACCCATGAAGCTGTTCCCTTAGTTGAAACAACTGGTATCTTTCTATCTCCTGAAGAAGTCTTTATTACATTAGCAAGTTGTCTAAATATATTTTGTTCTTCTAAGCTTTCAATTAATGTTCTTTCAAATTCATCTGGTGCAAGAACCCCTCCCTCACTGTCAGTACCAACTTGAAGTGCATTTTGTATTTCAAAACTATTTTTATTTCTCATAGTATTCCAGAAAGCATTATTATACTCATCTGTTGCTCTTCCTGTCTTTTCTCCTTGAATACCTGCTTTAGGATTATTTCTTATGGCATTTGACGTAGCCTTTGATAACTCTAAATCTAATGCTGCTTGTCTCTCCAATCTATCAATTTCTTTTCCTAAGTTAACAACATCAGCTTCCATCTTCTCATAAGTTTCTGTATCCTCTGCTGATAATAAACCTTTATCATTTCTTCTACTATCTAAAAATGATTTTGCACTATCCCATAGCTTTGCTCTTTTTTCTCTTAATTCTAATATTTTATTCATACACATTCCTCCAAATTTAATATTTTAATAACTCTAATCTTTTTAATAATTGATCATGTGGTGTTCCTATATTCTCTACAGCCTGTGTTTCTTTTATCTTTGGTATCTTTCTCATCAACGCATTAGTAACTGTTACTTTATCAAAAATAAATCCATCAGTAACTTCTCCACTATCTTCATATAAAACCTTATCTGCAAACCCTAACTCTACTGCTTTTTGTGCACTAAACCATGTTTCTGCATCCATCATTTTTGATATCTTATTCCTTGGAAGTGATGTCTTTTGCTCATAAGCATTAATAATACTTTCTTTAACTTCGGATAACATCTCAATTCCACTTTGTAAATCTGAAGCTTCTCCAAATATAACTGTAGCTGGATTATGAATCATCATCATTGCAACTGGTGACATCAATATTTCACTCCCTGCCATAGCAATAACTGAAGCTGCACTAGCTGCAATTCCATCAATTTTCACAGTTACTTTTCCATCATACTCCTTCAACATATTATAAATTTGACTTGCTGCAAAAACATCTCCACCTGGGGAGTTTAACCATACTATAATATCTCCTTCAGAATTAGTTAATTCTGATTTAAACTGCTTTGGTGTAATATCATCATCAAACCAGCTATCTTGTGCTATATAGCCATCAAAATATAAAGTTCTTCCTTCTTCATTTTTAACCCAATTCCAAAACTTCTTATTCATCATTGCCCTCCAATTTTGTACTATTTTTATTAGCAAATGCTCCTGCCTCTGAAAGCTTGGTCATGTTACCATTCACTAAATATAAATCTCCACCTAAGTCATCTGATATTCTATTCAAATTCTCTAGTTCCCTTATGTCATTAGCTGATAACCAACCATTTTGTCTTCCAACAGCATAACCATTCATACGACTTTGATAATCTCCTCTTAATAATCCATCTACATTAAACTTAACAAAATACTCTTTCTTTTCACTTTCTGAAAACAAAGCTCTTTTAATAGCTTGCTCCCATCTAACTACCCATGGATCTAAAGTGTACATAACAAACTCAAGACTTTGTTGCTCTATATTGGAAAAACTTGATTTATCTAAATCTCCAATCATATGAGGTGGTATTCTAAATATCCTTGCTATCTCATTAAGTTGAAACTTTCTTGTCTGTAAGAACTGTGCTTGTTCTGGTGGAATACCTATGCTTTGAAACTTCATCCCCTCTTCTAATACAGCAACCCTATGCGCATTTTTAGTGCCTTGATAAACACTATTCCAGCTTTCCCTTACTCTTGCTGGGTCCTTAACTACACCTGGATGTTCAAGAACTCCTCCTGGATTTGCACCATTAGCAAAGAAACTAGCGCCATATTCTTCTGTTGCTATTGCCATACCTATAGCGTTCTTAGCCATAGCTATTGGAGAATATCCTATTAATCCATCAAAACCAAGTCCAGGTATATGCAATACTTCATAATTTCTAAGATAATATTGCTTACCTTCTTTGTTATAAAGGTAGTAAACCTCTCCACTATCAGCTCTATCTACAGTCATTCTATCTGGCATAAGAGGGTATAAGGCTATAATATTTCCTCTTCCATCTCTAATTATCTGTGCATATGCATTTCCCCATAATAAAAGATGACCCATAAGTGTTTCCCTAAACACAAATGAAGTCATCTCTGGATTTGGTTCATCTGCAAGCAAATGATATATTGAATGTTCTGTAGCTTTCTCTTTACCACCTTCAGTATGCTTAAAAGTATGAAGTGGTAATGAAGCTACTGTTTCTGCAAGTATCCTAACACAAGAATAAACAGCAGTAGTCTGCATAGCAGTTCTTTCATTCACAGTCTTTCCACTTGAAGTCCCTCCAAATAAAAAGCTGTAACTACTTCCTATTAAACTATTCTTAGGGCCTGCTCTAGGCTCCCATAATTTTGATATTATTGGTATTTTCATTTTAATTACCTCCTAAAAATAGGTATAAAAAAAGCAACTACACTTTATATAGTTGCTTTTAAAAAGATGAGTAATAAAAAATTACCCCCTCATATATAAAACTTTAAATTTCCTATTTAAAGCTACTTTGTATTATATATTATGCACAAAGTTTAAAAAAATACACAAATTTCAAAAAATAAAAAGGAGCCAATCCATAGCTCCCTTCCTTTGAAAGAATAATATTATCCTTATCACTCCGGAAAAGGACTACTTTGTAACTAAATAATAACATATCTAAAATTAGCTGTCAATTTTATTAGAAAGTATTTTTATTTTTTCTTTTAACCCTTTTTTGTCATTAACACCTAGTTCTTTTTGTAGCTCAACTATAAAATCTTGTGCGTCATTTCTATCTTTTTTAATACGCTCTATATAATTTAACTTATCTATCATTTTTTTCTGTAAATCGCTATAATACTCCATTAAACCTATTGTTTTTGCTAATGCCTCATCAACTAACTTCATATCAGCCTTTGATAAATCAGTTATATAATCTCCTAATCTAGCTTTACTTATACAAACAGTATTAGATGTATTTACTTGACCATCTAGTACTATATCTCCTTTAGAATCAGTTTGTGTTGTTACTAATGCCATACATGGTAATTTTGATGTATCGTGAGTTATTGGTGCAACTATTGTATTAGATGATTTAATATTACCTATATCATTTTGTATTACTACACATGGTCTTTCCTTTTGCATTTCACTACCAACACCATATCCAAAATTACATTTATAAACTTGTCCTCTTTTCACCACTCTTTTTTGTGCTTTTGCTGCAATTGTATCAAGGTATAGTTTAGTTTTTAACCACTCTAACATTATCTGAACTTTATTTAAATCTATATTCATTTTCTCTCACCTCCCCTAAAGCAACATTTTACATCAAAATATTTACATATACAATAGTAATTGTTTTTTACAAAATTAAAATACCTCTATCATCATAAACACTTCCACAACTTCCTTGATTTCTTATTGCTCTATCCAAAGCCATTATCAATGCAACAGCTCCATCTATCTTTTCTGTACTTTTCTCTTTATCAGGTTTAATATTTCCTGCTGGATCTGTCTTAACATATATATTATCCATCATCCATCTAAGTACAGGATTTCCTCCATGAGCTATTTTCTTTTCAAGTGTTATCTTCATTAACTCTTTTGATGGTGGTGACATATCCTTATATCCTTGTCCAAATGCAACTACTGTAAAGCCCATTCCATCAAGATTTTGTACCATTTGTACTGCTCCCCATCTATCAAATGCAATTTCTTTTATATTGTATTTAGTTCCTAATTCTTCAATAAAAGTTTCAATAAATCCATAATGAACAACATTTCCTTCTGTAGTTTTTATAAATCCTTGCTTCTCCCAAACATCATAAGGAACATGGTCTCTTCTTACTCTAAGTTTTAGATTATCTTCTGGTATCCAGAAATAAGGTAACACTATATAATTTTCTTCTGAATTTCTTGGTGGAAAAACTAAAACAAAAGCAGTAATATCTGTAGTGCTTGAAAGGTCAAGGCCACCATAACATTCTCTACCTCTTAATGAATCTATATCAATATTAAAATCACATTCATCCCATCTATCCATCTGCATCCAACGTGTGGATTGTTTTACCCACTGATTTAATCTAAGCTGTCTAAATATATTTTCTTCAGCTGGGTTTTCTTTTGCACTATTATAAGCATTTCTAACCTTCTCAATATCTATAGTATGTCCAAGTGATGGATTTGCTTTATACCAGTTCTTCTCTTCTCCCCAATCATCATTATCCTCAATACCATAAATAACAGGATAAAAAGTTTTATCTATTTTTCTACCTTGAATAATATCTACTGCTTTTTGATGTTGTTCAAAACATATAGAATTTCTATCTGTTCCAGCTGTAGTTATTAAAAAGAATAATGGTTGAAGTCTAGCATCTCCTGAACCTTTAGTCATAACATCAAACAACTCTCTATTAGGCTGTGCATGAAGCTCATCAAAAATTACTGAATGAACATTAAGTCCATGCTTTGTATATGCTTCAGCAGATAAAACTTGATAGAAACTATTCGTAGGTCTATATACTAATCTCTTCATAGACATTATAGGTTTAATTCTTTTCTTTAATGCTGGACATTGTTCCACCATTTCTACAGCAACATCAAAAACTATTGAAGCTTGTTGCCTATCTGAAGCACATCCATAAACTTCTGCTCCCCATTCACTATCTCCACAAGTCATAAGTAATGCTATTGCAGCTGCAAGTTCTGACTTACCATTTTTCTTTGGAATTTCAACATATGCAGTATTGTATTGCCTATATCCATTTTCTTTAACTGTTCCAAATATATCTTTGATTATTTTATCCTGCCATGGTAATAAATCAAAAGGAACTCCTCTCCATTGGCCCTTGGTGTGCTTTAAACAATTAATAAAGTTTACTGCTCTTTGTGCTTTTGCTTCATCAAACATTATTTAAGCTCACCCCTTAACACCAATTCCATAGGATCTACTACATCATTATTACCTTTATCTGCAACAATTCTACTTCTTGAAGATGGAGTAAGGCCAAACTGTTCACAAAACTTAATCATAATCTTAAGATACGTTTGAGCAATTGATACCTGTGGCACCTGTTGCCAATAACCACTAGGTGTTTTTACTATAGTTCCATGTTTTGAAATAAACTCTTCTGCTTCCTTCCATCTAGAATAAGCTTCACAATATCCAGCAAATGCTGCCATATCAACTTCTGTTAATATCCCAAGGTCCTCTAATTGCTTAGATATTCTTCTCCATTCTTTTTTAGCTTCTTTATCTAGCCACACTGGACATTTAGGTGCTTTCTTTTCTGGTTTAGGTTCTAGTTCATTTAGCTGTCTTTTACCTGGATTACCTTCCAGCACTTTAACAGCTGTTGGCTTAGGTTTTCTTCCTCGTTGTGCCATAGGTTTCACCCCCAATCTTTTAAAATTTTATATAATAAAAGAGCCTATATTTCTATAGACCCTAATCTAAACTTTCTTACTTTTTAAGTTCCTCTAAACATTCCTCATATGCAATTTGCAATGGCTTTAAATCTAAAGCATTATCTGAATATCCTCTCACTATCACATTGAAATAATATTCAGTAGGTGCTGCAACCATATCTGTATATTGCTTAGCCATTATATAAACCATAGTTTTTACTAGATTATCATCTACTGTTACTTCAACTTCTTTTTTTACATATAGACTTGGAAAACCTTCATATATATCTAATGCTTTTTCACATTCATCTGTTATTTCCCATAGTACTATCGGTACCTCTCTTTCTTTACAAAGTTCAATATTAGCAACACCTTTATACCTACCTCTAAAGGTTAATTTATAATCTTGAAGTATTCCACTTCCTATAATCTTAGCTTTTGGACATCTATGCGCCATTTGCTCTAGATTCATATTAGAACCATAAGCTCCATATATTTTTCTTTTCATTCTTAATTTCTCCTTTTTTTAATTTTTCAAAGGGGACTAACTCCCCTTGCTTTATTTTACTCTCATGCTGCATTTGGATTTCTCCATGCTGAGTTTCCATCAAGCGCTTTCATAAGGTGCATTCTGCAATTCTTGAACTCTTCCCCGATAAGCCCTAGTCTTAAAAGCCAACATCTGAAGGTGTACTTTTCATTATCTGTATGTGTTCTTCTTGCACTTGCACTCTTTTGTGTTAATGCTTGGTGGCTTATTGCTAGGCAGAAAACAATGTAGCTTCTTATTTTTCCTGCGTGTAATGTTCCGTTGAAAAGTCTAAATTCAATAGTTCCTTTTGTAAAAGTACTATGTAAGTTTAATCCATGATATCTGCTTGTATGGTAATGTCTTTCTCTACTTTCAAATCCGTATCCGCTGTACCAATGGTCTGCAAGTTGTTCTAATGTTTTTGGCTTTTTCTTATTTATGGCTTGTATCAAATCTTCATTTACTTTTTTGCACCATCTTACTCTTGCTGGGTCTATTTCTAAACTTTTGTAAATCAAATCTTCTTTTGCAGCCATTAGGTTTACCAAGTTCTTTAAAGTGTTTGGTGTGTGGTCCTTTGCTCCTATGTGTATGTGTATTCCACATTGTAGTTCGCTAGCACTAACTGCTCCTGCTTTTCTTAACCTTCTTATTAATTCTTGTAAGGTTTCAATGTCCTCATATCTCAAAATCGGTGTTACTAGCTCCACACTGTAATCCTTGTTGCTTACCTCTTTAAGTTTTCCCTTTGTATTTTTCATTGTCTTTATGCTTGCATCATTCATTATCTTCCAAACCCTTTGGTCTGGTGCTATTATGTTGTAAGTGTCGTATCCATCATATGCTCTTGTAATTCTTCCGCCTAAAAAGTTTACTGCAACCGCTGCTGCTTCTGCTTTTGTTATTCCTGTCATTTCAATTTCTACACCTATTGTTTGGTTTTTCATTTTTGTTTACCTCCTAAACGGTATTGAATACCCTTTTATTAGTGTACATATTACCTCTGACAGGTGTACTTATCCAGTTATATTTAAAGAAAAAACACAGGTTTTTAACGACATTATTTATATATTAATGACAACAGAAAAGACACTATTTAAAGTGCCTCTTCTATATTTTCAACTACATCTTTATACTTAATATTTTCACCATTTCTTAATAGATACACACCTTCATCATTACCAACTTGCTCAATATATCTATTAACAATAACATCAGCATACTTCTCATCTAATTCAATAGTGTAGCAAATTCTATCTGTTTGCTCGCAAGCGATAAGTGTTGAACCACTTCCGCCAAATGGGTCAAGTACAATAGAATTTGTTAAACTTGAATTAGTAATTGGATAGGCAACTAATGCTATTGGCTTCATTGTTGGATGGTATTTTGATTTTGTGGGCCTATCAAAGTTCCAAGTAGTTCTTTGCTTTCTATCTGCATAGAATTTATGTCCTGCTGTAGGCTTCCATCCAACAAGTACAGGTTCATGATTATATTGATAATCACATCTTCCTAATACAGGAGAGTTCTTTACCCAGATGCAAGTTTGGTGACAAAAGAAACCTGCCTCTTTAAATGCACTTCTAAAATTAACAGTTTCCTTATCTGCATGGAATACATAAATAGAACCTCCATCAGCAAGACTTTCATACATTCCCTTATACGCAGCTAATAAAAACTCATAAAACTTCTTATCATCCATATCATCATTTTGAATCTTTCCTGCTGTCCCTTCATAAGCAACATTGTAAGGAGGATCTGTTACTGTTAAATTAGCTTTCTTCCCCTCCATTAACCTTCCATAAGTTTCAATCTTAGTACTATCTCCACAAATTAATCTATGCCTTCCCAGTAACCAAATATCTCCACTTTTTGTTATTGGGTTTTCTGGTGGTGCTTCATCAAAGTTATCTTCCTTTACACCTTTAGGATGCAGCTCATTAAATAATGCATCAATCTCTGGTGGTTCAAATCCTGTAAAAGATGTATCATAATCTAAGTCTTGTAAATCCTTAATTAAGTCAGCCAACAATTCTTTGTTCCATTCACCAGTGATTTTATTAAGAGCTATATTTAAAGCTTTTTCTTTAATCTTATCAACTTCAACAACTACACAATCTATCTCCTCATACCCTAAAGTTTTTAAAACTGATATTCTTTGGTGACCTCCAATTACAGTTAAATCTTTATTTACTATAACAGGGTCTACATATCCAAACTCATTAATACTATTTTTTATTTTTTCAAATTCATCATCACCAGGTTTTAACTTTTTTCTTGGATTATAATCAGCTGGTACTAATAAATCTATTTTTAACTTTTTAAACTCCATGCTCTTCCCTCCAGAATCTATCTTTTATATAACAATCATGACTACAATATTTTCTTTTCTTATTTCCATAGGCAGTAAATTTTTTATTGCAATAAGGGCAAGTATATTTGTAAGTGGCATCTTCACTTTTATTTCTTTTATCTAGGTTTTCATTCCACCATTTATACCTACATTCATCAGAACAAAACTTTCTGGCCCTACCTTGCAGTTTTTGTTTAATAGGTTTTTCACAATAAATACAAAGTTCATTTTTCTTTATTTTTTCTTCTAAATTTAGAGCAACTATAGCTGAAACACCAATAAGACCATTTCTTCTACAGAACCCTCTTACAGAATCTCTTGATAATCCTGTAATGCTAGCAATAGCCTTATATCCCATACCTTTTAATCTTAATTCTTTTATTCTTTCCTTTTCCTCGGTGGTCATGTTAATTGCTCCTTTCATTAAACTTTTTTGCAATAAAAAAAGTAACTGCTATCCCTTACAGTTACTTAATTACAACTTTCTATTTTGCGATTTTTTAGTACCCCCCTTGTGTAATTATGCGAAATTTCACGTGAGAGGGGGCGGCGGTCGTTGGCTTGTCCTTCTTTTAAGATTAGATATCCCCCTACCCAACCTTAACCCCAACCATTAAATCAATTTCTTTATCTCTATTATAATAATATCAGAAATTCATACTCTACTTCTATCAACTTTACTCTACTCTTTTAATATTCATACTCTTTGTATCTATCTTCAGTCATAGTTTTCTTATCATGACACTTCTTACAAAGAGCTTGCCAGTTACTTTCATCCCAGAACAACTTCTTATCTCCTCTATGAGGTTTAATATGATCAACTACAGTAGCTTTAACTAATCTACCTTCCTCTTTACATCTAACACATAAAGGATTAACTTTTAAGAATATATTCCTAGCAGTTCTCCACTTACTATCATAACCACGTTCAGTAGCAGTAGCTCTTTCTTTTACCCTAAAATCTTTATGTTCATCACAATAATTATCTTCTGTTAACTTAGCACACCCCAAATATTTACACGGTTTCAATGGTTTCTTGGGCATTAAAATCACCTCATTAAAGAAAAAAGCCACTACAACTTTTGCTGTAATGACTCTTAATTTATTTTCTCTATTATAATAATATCAGAAGTTTGTACTCTACTTCTATCAACTTTACTCTACTTTTTAAGTTATTAATAAATTTTAACCTTGGATTGCTCCAAGGTCTGGCCTGCATTGTTACGCTTCTTTGATAGGCTTTGCAGGATCTATTAGTATATAGTATGTTCTTAATTTAATTTTAAATACACTTATTTTAAAATTTCTCTCCACGTTTCTGGAAATCCATAATGCTTTAAATTAACAAATGAGTATTTACTAATTAATGTTTCTAACCTATTAATAAAGTTCTCTTTAACATTAATATCATCTATTAATTTATTCATGATATAAATATACGCAAATACTTGTTTTGTATTTTTATTTAAATCTAAAGAATTATTTTTAAATAAATTCTTATCTTTTTTTGACAGCTTAGGTGCAAATGTTATGTACCTGTTATATAATCTTCCTCTATGAGCACATATATTACGAAGTATAACAAAACCTTGCAACCAGTTTTCTATATAATTATATGGTATAGATGCATAATGATCTTTACAAATTTCTTCTTTAATTTCAGCATGTAAATTTTTAAATCCTCTTGATAAACAACCAAAGGACATTAACTCTACTACTACCCAACATGGAAACTCTCCATCATATTTTTCATTATGATGTTTAACGAATATTTCATTCTTTTCATTTTCTTCTATAAGTTGAGTTATGTTTTTCATGAATTTTTCATATCTCCACTCATCATCAAAGCTTTCTTTATCTAAATATCCTAACGGCCCATATTCTTTTGAATGATAATATCCAAAATGAGTTCTAAACTCCACCTCAATATATTCTAGTAAATATAATAATGCAACTCTTAACTCTGCATCAAAATTATATATTTCCATTACTTGTTCTAACTTTACATTATTATAAAAAACATTATCTCTCCTTAATGTTAATGTATACCCACTTAATCTGTAATAATTAACATGAGATAAAACTCTAGAAGCATAGTCATTATCTTTAATTACCATACCTCGCTCTTTCAAAATTTCTATTTGTTCTTCTATACTTTTAAAAGGTTTTCCCATAAATTTCTCCTAAAACAAAAGGCCCACCATGTTACGCATGTGATATAAAAAAAATATCACATAGGCTTGGTGGGATCGATTGATTAAATTATATCACAAGAATTTTATCTTCTCAATAATTAATTTACTTTTTTATTAAAATTTTATCATTTTGAACAATTATATTTTCTAAAGCTCTATCATGCACCTTATATGCATTTTGAATACTATATCCCATATCAACAGCTATTTGCTCCCAAGTTTTAAAACAAAGGTATCTCAACTCCAACAATGTTTGCTGTTCTGGATTATTAATCTTTTTTATTATAGACATTATTTCTTTCTTCAAATCTACAAGTACATCTATATCAGCATTAATTTCATTCTCTAATTCCATCATCTTTACTATTATTCCTTCCATAGAATGAACATTACGACTTCCACTTGGAGGTGTATCACTTAATGTAGATGTTGCTTTAGTTGCTAATTCTCTTAAAGACACTATTTGTTCAAGCTTACTATTTATTCTTTGATCTATTCTATAAGCTTGAGCTAAGTACTCTTTAGTTGTCATATCCTTCTACCTCCTTTTTGCCAAGGCATTGAACCATTATAATATTTATCTGATATATAAAGTTGTAATTGTCCATCTAAACTACTTAATCTTTTAAATACACTTCTTTGAGCTTCTTCTTGTTGTTTACTTGTTTGTTTAAAAGGACATTCATCACCTAAACAAATATCAACTACTAATCTTTTGCATTTATTCTTTCTAACTTTATTTACACATATATCTCTTAATTCCATACCTTCTATACCTACTTAATTTAGCATACTTTTTTATTTAAATTAATACTTACAGAAAGTATTTCATTAAGTTTTGTACTGTCTTCTTCTTTAAGCTGACCTATAACATTTAATATTTGCCCCTTACATATTGTTAAAACCTGCTCTGCTAATATTGTGCTATCATATTTTAAGCAACTATAATCTTTTTTATATAATTCATGATGTGTAGGAAGTTCCTTTTTATGTTTTCCTGTTATAGGAACTACTATTGTTGTGGTAGAAAACTTATTACCTACATCATTTTGAATAACCACTGCTGGCCTTCTTCCACTTTGAACACATCCTTGGTTTTGGCCAAAGTCCACCATTATAATACTATCTCTATAAATCTCCATCTTTTATACCCCCGATTCTTGCTTTAACGGCATTAATTAAATTTTCTTGTCCACATTGTTTTCTTTGAAGAGCTTTCATTACTTCTTCATCTATAGTTCCTTTAGAAACAATGTGATGAATAACTACTGTATCTTTCTGTCCCTGTCTCCATAGTCTTGCATTAGCTTGTTGGTAAAGCTCTAAACTCCAAGTTAGTCCAAACCATATAATTGTTGAACCTCCAGCTTGAAGATTTAACCCATGTCCTGTTGCTGCTGGATGTGCTATCGCTATTTGAATTTTACCTTCATTCCATTTTGATATATCTTTACTAGTTGAAATTTCTGTAACCTTAAATTTTTTAGATATTCTTTCTTTATCATGTTTATAAGCATAAAATACTAATACTGGTTTTCCATTAGCTGCCTCAATTAAATCTTCTAAACCTTCTAACTTTTTATTATGAATTATCTTTGTTTCCTTCAGCTCATCATAAACTGCTCCATTTGCCATTTGAAGTAATTTATTAGATAGTGCTGCTGCATTAACTGCATCTATGTCTCCATCAGCTAACGGTAAAATCATATCTTTTTCTAATCTTTTATAAAGTTTCTTTTCCTCTTCTGACATTTTCACATGAACTACATTATCTATTCTTTCTGGCATATCTAAATAATCACAAGCCTTCATACTGACACAAATATCAGCTATTCTTTTATAAATTTCTTCTTCAGCACCTTCTCTAGGTTTATAACTAAATATTACTTGAGCATTTCTTTTATCAGGAATAAAAAAGTCATTTCTATAATTACTAATAAATCTTCCTAACCTTTGCCCCATATCAATTAAGTTTATTTGACTCCATAAATCCATTAAAGTATTTGGTGCTGGAGTTCCTGTAAGGCCGACTATTCTTTTTACCTTTGATCTAATTTTTCTAAGAGCTTTAAATCTTTTTGAAGAATAGGATTTAAAACTTGAAAGTTCATCAATGACTATCATGTCAAAATCAAAGTCATAATTATTACAAAGCCATTCTACATTTTCACGATTTATTATGTAGATATCAGCTTTATCAAATAGAGCCATTCTTCTTTCTTTTTCTGAACCTAAAACCTTTGAAATTTTAAGCCCTTTAAGATGATCCCATTTTTCACACTCTTTACTCCAAGTATCTTGAGCTACTCTCAATGGAGCTATAACTAATATTTTACTTACTTCAAAATAATCAAATAGTAAAATCCATAGACTCGTTAAAGTTATTACTGTTTTTCCTAAACCCATATCAAGAAGTAATGCACATGCTGAATTATTTATAATAAAATCTTGTGCATACTTTTGATATTCATGAGGTACATATTTCATCAAGTACACCTCCAATCTTTTCTTTACTATCTATGCAATACACTAAAAATCCTAATGATTCTAATTGTCTTTTTCTCAATATTTGAAAAGGTCTCATTTCTTTTCCTGGTGCTTTAAGTTCTACAAAAGCAAGTTTTCCATCTTTCATTAAAACTAGCCTATCTGGCACACCTGCCATTCCTGGTGATACAAACTTAAATGCTATCCCTCCACGTTTCTTAACTTCCTTAGTTAAAGCTTTTTCAACTTCCCTTTCTCTCATAAATACCCCTTTCATATTAGGTGGAACAATTAAGGGAACAATGGTCTAAAAAACCCTTACGCGTGTATATATACGTAACATGTACTATTATTACTTATATATATATTATTTATCTCATAGGAGATTTTCTTGTTCCACTGTTCCTATACCCTTGCTTAACCCTTTAAAATACTAACTTCTTTACTGAAACACTACCTTAGTACAAGCTAACGCATATACCCACTGTTCCTTTTAATTTTGGAACACAATATTTCTTATTTTCCATTTTCAACTCTCATAAAAGCTCTTTGCTTATTATAAATAGGAAATCTTGTAGTGCCACTTTTAGTCCCGTTGTATGGTTTCCAATTTTCTAATCTAGACATTATTGATGTTATTTCATAAGAATCTGCTTTCTTTAAACTTGCAGAATCTTTACCAAAACATTCACACCAAATTTCCATACTACAAACAAGTTCTCTCTTTTTAGTACCTACTAAAGCTGCACCAAAGTCATTAGCACTTAAGAAATTTCTTCTTTCATAAAGACTCATAGTATCCCAATTATCTGGTAATAACTTTTCAAGATATTCTCTAACTAATCCTTCTCTATCATCACTTTCCATAGCATCTGCCTGCTGTGCTATAGCAATTTGAGCTTCATCTCCTTTTAAGAATAAATCCTCGCCTTGCTTATATATAAATAATACTTCTGCCCATACTTGATCTACCTCTGTTAAATCCCATGCTTTCTTTGAACTGTCTCCGCTTACTCTAACGGGCCAGAACCTTCTATTTCCTGTGATATCTCTTAAGAATCCTGTTTCACTATTTGTTGTCCCTACAATAACACACTGCCTTGGATGACTTTCCACATTAACTCCATAGCTTGCCCTATATTTATCATCTGTTCTTGAAACAAAAGATTTAACTGTTTCAACATCAGTTTTCTTTATACCTGCAAGCTCTCCAAGCTCTAAAAGCCAATAACCCTGTAGCTTTTCTGCTGCTGCCTTATCACGCATATCACCTAAAGTTAAACTATCAGAAAACCACCCTTTACCTAACCTTGAAAAGAAAGTACTTTTCCCTATACCTTGTGGTCCATTTAAAATTAATACACTATCAAACTTAGTACCTGGCTCATAAATTCTAGCTACAGCTGCCACTAAAGTTTTTCTAATAACAGCTTTAGAGTATTCATTATCATCTGCTCCTAAATACTCTATTAAAAGCATATCTACTCTTTTAATCCCATCCCACTCTTCTAAATTATTTAGATATTCTTTTACAGGATGATATGCTCTTTCAGCTGCAACTGATATTAATGCTTCCTTTAATTTAGCAGGTGACCATATACCATAACTTCTATCAAAATATACTTTTAAAGCTGCCATATCAGAATCATTCCAACCTACTTTAATTTGCTTCCAAGGTAACTCTTCTTTCACATCAATCCCATCTCTATGCTGGTTGTAAGCTATACCCTTTAACATCTCATCATTTTTCATAATAAGTACTAGGTTCTGTAGCTCTGGTTTTATATTTCCATTCTTGTCTACAGTAAGTTTTTGTTGCCATTGCCCATCTTCTACTACATCAAACTCTGATTTTGCCTTCTCCATTTTCTCATTTATTAATTGTTTTTTAACCTCTTCATCCTTCATGCAAAACTCCTGCATAGCTTTAAAGGATGGAAGTTTATTTGGTGTAGTTCCTTCTTCACACTCGCCATCTAAATCGCTAAACTTATGAATTCTAACTAAGTCAAAAGCATTACATAATTTATTGCAAGCTTTATCACTAGCATGATGTGAAAAAGAAAATTTATTATCATAAACAACTACTCCTGCTGATGAGTCTGCTGGAATATAATCGTATCTTCCATCTATTAAGCTTGGCTTATAAACATCACTTAAAAATTTATCAATAGCTGCTTCAATGGTATAGGTCCTACAGAAAGCACCTATCATACCTTCCTTCCCCAAAGGATCTGCTTGCTTTGAAATATTGTTTTTTATAACTTTATGTTGTCTTGAAGATACTGGCCATTCGCTACTATCTCTCCAATTTTTATATCTTGAAAGCACCTTGTCTGGGTCTAATAATTCTCCATCTTGCTGTTCAAACACAAACTCTCCATCACAAGAAGTTGAGGGCCAATACATAAGTCTTGTAGCTTCATAAGTAGTATCATCAAATTGGTCTATTCCAATATCTGAAGCTATTAACCTCGAAACTGCTGTGTACTCATCTGAACTTACATTTCTAGATAAAGGTATGATTAATCTAAGTCGTGGCTTTTCTGAAGTGTGTTTATGTGTGGAATATATGCAACATCTAAATCCATAAAACATAGTAATATCATCCCATAGATTAGGACTTGCATAATCTAAATCTAAAGTAAGCATTGACCTGTATTCTACAAATCCTCTTTTACGTTTTCCATCCCGTAATTCTCCCGCTACAAATCCACCTATATCTTTAACTTCATCTTGCTTGTTTTTAGGTAACTTTCTAAACTCCTCCATAGTTTCAGTAGTTACCTTTGTACTACTTACCATTACTAAAAACTTATCCCAGGTAATGTCTATGTTCTTCCACACTGTATCTTTTCTTGAATTAGCTACTGCAATTTTCATACTTACCATCACCTCTCTCTAATCTTAATTTAATTTTCTCTAATCCCTTTTTTGCTCCAACTAAATCTCCTGATAACGCCTGACCTCTTAATGTTTTTATTATTTGTCTAGGTAAATAACCTTTATACTTTCCTAGTTCTTTTATAAATACCTGCACCTCTCATCAATCCTTCCTGTAATATTCACACTCAAATCCATCTGCTCTAAGTGGTAACCCCTTTGCCCATTCTGGAGCTATAGCCATAACATCACAAACTTCCTTTAGTGAACCTTTACCTATTGGCGTTTCTACTATAATTTCATCATGCACATGCATAACTATTTCATAACCTTTTTTATCTACATTAATCATAGCTTCTGCTAATAAATCTCTTGCAGTAGCTTGAACTATATTCTCTACTAACTTTGGGCCATAAGTTTCTATACGCTCCCACTTCTTAGTTGCACCTATCCCTTCATAAGTAATTCCTTTCCTACCAAACTTATTAGTTTCTAATCTTGGTTTTATATAAGATAAATTTCTTCCTGAAGGTAAAGTAATAAACATTATTCCTTTTTCATAGAAGATCTTAATTTTACCTACTACTTCAAATGACTTTTCCTTTACAACTTTAATTGCAGCTTTATCTATATCCCACCATAACTTTGTGATATTAGGATTAGCTTGTCTCCATTTACTAACTAAGCCCTGAAGCTCCTCTTCTTTAACTCCCATATCTAAGGCTCCCATAGCTGCAAGTGCCCCAACTGAACCACCATAACCTAAAGCTAACTCTGAAATCTTACCCTTCTGTCTTAGCGGTGAAGTTTTAGTTATTTCTTCAATAGGTATTTTAAACATCTGACTTGCACTAGCTTCATATATCTTTCCATGAGAATTAAAAACATCAAGCCTCCACTTCTCTTCTGCAAGCCAAGCAATAACTCTAGCTTCAATAGCACTAAAATCAGCTACTATAAATCTATGGTTTTCTTTAGGTATAAAAGCTGTTCTAATAAGCTCTGATAGAACCTGCGATACATTATCAAATAACATATCTAAAGTCTCGAATTCTCCATTCTTAACCAAGTCACGAGCTAAAGTTAAATCTTTAATATGATTTTGTGGCAAGTTCTGAACCTGTACTAATCTACCAGCCCAGCGCCCTGTTCTATTAGCACCGTAGAATTGAAGTAACCCTCGTACTCTTTTATCTGCACATAATACTCTTTCTATAGCTTCATATTTTTTAACAGAAGTCTTTGAAAGTTGAGATCTTAAATTAAGTAATCTTTGTACATCTTCTTCTGCATCTTTAGCCAAATCTGCTACTGTCTTTTTAGATAATGATTCTACTTCTACTCCATTTTCTAAAAGCCATTGTTTTAGCTGTATCACTGAATTTGGATTTTCAAGTCCAGTAAGTTTTTGTGCTTCTGCATAAATATCTTCTTTATGAATATTCTCACACTCTATAGATTTTTCCACTAATTTAGTATCTATAAGAATCCCTCTATCATTAATTTCTTGGTCAAGAACATAAATCTCTTGCTCACTAGTTATAATTGGATACCTCTCAAGCCTTTTACGTATTGCCTTTTCAACTTCAACATCTTGTGCACAGTATTTCTTGAAAACTTCCCATCTTTCTAATGAATGATGTGGATAATTTCTATTTCTTTCTCCATTAGATTTTGTTGGTTTACAAGGTACTGAAAAATATTTAATTAACTCTTTACCTTCCTTCATTTTTTGCTTTTGCAATCCTAAAACTTGTGCAACTCCATCTAAAGATAAAGGTAATCCTAAGCTTGCAGCTTGAACTGCTGTACATCTCCATGACTTTGCAGATAATTTTTTATTAAGATATTTTGATAAACATACTCTTTCAAAATTTGCATTAAATGCAGTTTTAATAATTTTTTCATCTTCAAGAGCTAAAATAATTTCATTAGGTAAAGTTTCCCCTGTTGCTAAATCTATAACCTTTACTTCATCATCATCAAACGAATAAGCAAATAATAAAATTTCAAACTTAGGTGAAGTGGTGTATGCATAAACACCACTTCTAACTAAATCAACATCCGAGTAAGTTTCTATATCTATAGCTAATGTTCTCTTCATACACTATACCTTCTTAGCTTAAGAAATCTTCATCTTCAAAAGTTGAAAACTCATTTTCTGCTTTAGTACGTCCACTTAATGCATCTCCATCAGCTAACTTTTGTAGATTTCCAAGTCCACAAGCAATTCCTTTATTACCGTTTGAATTAAATGCATAAAAAGTTATACTTGCTCTTCCATAACACCCACTGTAAACTTCACTTTGGTCTAAAATAGGTTTAACATTTTTATCTACTATTTGAGGCTTGTCCTTACTATTTGCATTTATAAAGTAACTGTTCTTATAAGCTTCGTCATCAGGTCTATCAACATCTCCATCACGTAATGGTGTTTTTAGATTAGCTGGTACTCTTCCACCAAACTTAGCTTTCCCTTCTTGCTTTGCAGCTTCTATAGCAGCTTTAACTTCATTAACTGTCTTTGTATCTGCCTTTGGTATTATTAATGAAACAGAATACTTTTCATCTCCACCATTAATTGATTTTGGCTCCCACACATTTGCATATGAGAATCTTACCTTACCTGTTATAACCTTCGTATTGTTTTCCATCTATATTTCCTCCTTAAAATCAGCTACTGCTGTATTATTTATTTTTATTTCTTTTCTTTTATCTGAACTAGGAACTAATGTTGGCTTACCTTCTGGTCTTTCTATTAATGTTCCTAGAATTTCATTAAACTTCTTTTTGCCTATTAACTTCTCCATGGCTGTTATACCCAAAAGTGACTTAGAATAAATATCACTTATACCATTGTCTTCACAAACTTCTATAACTGCCTTTTCATCTTTATATTTACGATTAGCTCTACCCTGAACTAACTTAAATCCTGGCCATTGTTTACCTTCATTAATTGCTAAATGTGAAGCAAAATTATGAACATCATTAGCCCATGTTGATAATCTATCGGATATAAATAACACATCTGCTATTTCTTCATCAGTTAATAAATCTGGCTTCTTAAATTCATACTTAGCTGCATCTAAAAATTCTTCTGATCTTGCTCTACAGTTATGTCTAACTCTACAGAATCTACAATGTTCCCCTGAAAGAAACTCACCTTCACCTTTAAAAGCTAAATCAGCCCTTGGTTTCAATTCATTCTCTGCCCAACTTAATAAATCTTCTGTTAACATCTCATAGGTAGATATACTTTCAAGTCTAGGTTGTACAATAGTCATTCTTACTTTTTTAATATCATAAAGACTATCAAATAAGTTTAGAGCCCCTATAGCATAAAGTTTCATTTGAGGATTATCTTCTGCTGAAACTGCAACACCTCTACCATACTTTAGATCCACAATATCAAGATTTTCATCTGCAACTATTAAAAGGTCTCCTGTACCAAACCCCTCTGGCACATAGCAGGAATAATCTAACCTTTGCTCTATTAATATCACTGGATCTTTACAGTTTGTCCTAACTTCATCAATAAGTTCAGTTGCAAAACTCACATAAATATCTGTGTACATTTCTAGCTCTTCACTATCAAATTCACTAACTGGTCTTTCAGTTTTAATACCAAGATAATTTCTTAATTTGTACTCTGATAATTCATGGGCTGCTGTACCTTCTGCTGCAAATACACTACTTGTATTTTCTTCATTCTCTTCAAGCCTTGCAGATGGTGGACAGTGTAACCACTTATGTGAAGCTGAAGCAGATAATAATGCATGCTTGCCCATTATAAAACCTCCGCTAATTCAAGAAGCTCTTTATAATTACATGGATGAATATCAGTTAGCTTGTTTACTCCATATCTTTTAATAAGCTCCTTAACTTCTGCTTGCTTTCCATTCTTAGATTTTGTGGCTAATACTTTTCTAACTTCTTCAAGTGCTATAGTATTTTCAACTACCCGCTCCTTCTTTTCCTTAACTTCTTTTTCTTTAGTAACTTCCTCTACCTTAGGCTCAATTTCTTTTACTCTAACTGTATCTTCTACAACCGAAGAAATACCTGTTGCTAAATTCACCTTAGGTAATGCCTCTGCTAAGGCTAATATTGCAGCCATAAGCCCCGGCGATTTTAAATTTACATCAATCTTAATGTTCATATTTTTATACTCCTCTTTTTTTATTATTTATTACCTAAAAGTAATAATCTAAAAGTTTCTCTTCCCTTAGGTGTAATTAAAGTTTGAACTCCAGCCCAACCTGTTTTATCATTTTTTGATTCTTTAAGTTCAAATAACTCTTTATTTTTATCTGAATATGGTTTTAAATTCCCTCTTTTATCCCTGTAAATAAACTTGCTTTTAATTAAAAAATTTACAAACTCCTTTTGTTGTACCCCTAACTCTTTTGCTGTATCTCTAAAATTGGTAAGTAAATTTCTATCTACTAATTCATCAAAGTAATCGGACTTAGGTTGCATAATAGAATTTTCAACATAAAGTCTTGAATTTTCTAATTGTAGGTGATTTATTTTACTATCAGCCATCTTTAGCGCTCTTGACATAACCATCTCTGGTGTATTCCAAGCTTTTTCAAGAGATAAAAAGTATTGTCTTGCTTCTTTGCCTTTTTCACTTCTTTGCAACATACATATTTCTTTTGCCATTGGAATTGTTACTTCATAATCAGTAATTTTTCTTTTAACTTCTCTTAAACCTTCAATTTGAACTTGCTCAATTTTGAGCGGGTTGAAATCTACCCCTTGATTAAATCCATACTCACACATTCTTGGAAACCAATCCTTAAAATTTGTTTTCACCTCTAAAAAGTCATGTAATTCCCTAGCCGATACTGTAGGTTCTTCCTTCTTGTAATTAACTTTTATTAAATCATTCATCTTTCATTACTCCTTTCAGTTTTTATAAAATTTTGGCATCTTCAATAAATCTGTGGTAATCCTCTTCTTTAACTTCAATTAACTTCTCTGCATTATATTTCTTTAATAAAGCTTTAATTTTCTTTATTTTTCCTTCCTTGCTTTTTTCAGCAAGAATAGCACTTATAACTCTAATATTTACATCATTTATTTTTGATTTATTATCTATTAATTTGGATAGTTCTAAATACCCTAGTGATATTTTTTTATATCCTGAAGCTAATGTTAAAAATATATTATCCACATTTAAGCCTCCTTTCTTAAATCCATATTCAAAGCAAATTCATTTAAAATACTATTCATAATAAGTAGCTCTTGACCTGCTAGTCCATCTTTAAGCTTTTCAAGTAGATTCTTTTGTTTTGAGTTTAGATATTTTCTATCTAAATCAAAATCTCCAACAATTTTAACTCCACCACCATACCTACCACGAACAGTTTCTATAGGATATGAGAGTGATAAATAATTAATATCATTTCTGATAGTACGACTAGTAACTCCAAACTCTTCTGCCAGATTTTCCATTGTTTCTTGTCTTCTTCTACAAAGAACTTTTATAATTTCCATTCTTCTTTCAGTTGGCGTTATCCAATCTTGCATTTCATTCATCACTCTCACCCCCCCTCTCGCTCTGTACCTAAATAATAAAAATTAAATAGGAAAACCCTTTTCCTATTAAAAAACTTTCCTTGTAAACTTTATGCATTATTTTACAAAATATTGAGTAATAACTAATATTTTGATATAATTTTTATATTCTATTGGTATATTAAGTAGTTACTTATTACAAACTTTACAAGTTAAATGGTACAGCTAATTACCCAAATAGTAATTGGGATAAACTTGGGGTAAACTTGGGATAAAATTTAAAAATATGAGGGGGAAATCTATGGTTACTTTGAATTTTGCTTCTTATGCAAAAGCAATAAAGGATGGTATAGCAAAAACAACTCAAATTGGTGTAACAAAGTTACTACTTAGATTAATTGTAGACAATGAAAAGGTAGTAAATAGCCAAGGTGAACAATATAACATAACCAGCTATTATGTTAATAAATGGTGGAATGAGTATGAAGATATTCCTGCACAAATAAAAAAAGCTGCAGCATCGCCAGAAATTATTTCTGAAGCTACAGATTATTTTGAAAATAAAATTATCAATGCTCTTAGTCCTCAAAAGGAATTAGATGCATATTCCACTATATTAACTTTAATTAATTCAGATATTAGTATAGCACCCAATATTAGAAACAATCTAATCTCTTTATATAATTCTAACGAACTTAGTCAGTTTCTTGCAGAGACCTTTTTATATGCGGTTCAAAAAGATAATAAAAAATCTAAATTAGAAAATAAATCTAAAACTGACTCTACCTCTTCCCTAGAAGATGATGTATCTAAACTAAATGACCTATTGAAAAGTTTTCCCAAACCAATAAGTCTACTCCCAGAAGATACCTTTGCTGAACATGAAATGGTATATATTACTGAACTTCTTGCTGCATATGCTGATGAAGAAGGAATTTTAAAAATTGAAAAGGAAACTCTTGAAAAATATCCAAAATACAAAAATAACTTTTTAAGACACCGAAAAGACTATTATGCAGCGGAGACAATTAGACAATCTGCTAGAGATCCACTTGGTGCAAATGCTACTGGTGAATTTAACGTGCTAAAAGAAGAAACACTAGATGGAATAATTGATGTTCATGAAGATTGTTATGATAGTGGATTTGAGCGTTTAAAAAATGTTATGAAACACGTAACAACTATACAGCTTAATAAATCTTTGCTAACTCATCTACCTGGATGGATTAGTAATAGTGAAAAGAAAGGGTTCTGTCATATGTTAGTGAATGATGGTCAGATAAAATGGGTGGATACCGATGAGTAATATTTTTAATTCTCCCTTTGAAGTTTCTCTTCGAGTTCTATTAATTCTTAATGAATATGAGGATTCAAGCTTAACATCAGATAAAATAACTATTACAGACTTCATTTCTGTATATGGCGCTTCATTTGGAATAGCTGAGAAAAACTTACATGGTGATAATATTTTTAAATTCAGTGAGTTTGCTACTAGGAGGCTTCTAATTCAGCAAGCTATAAAAATTCTTGTTATTAAAGGACTTATAATAGTAGAGTTCAACAAAAATGGTTTTACCTATACCATAACAAATGCCGGTATAAATTATTGTAATTCTCTTGAAAGTGACTATGCTAATATCTTTAGAGAAATGGTTCATGAATCTCGAGTTTATATCCTTGAACACGCTGAAAAAGACTTATTAGATATGATCAATAAATATTCTATAAATTCCTTTAAGAAAGGAGGAAATTAATTGTTTAATTTTTATATAAAAGAACTCTCCCTATCAGGTGATAATGTAGAGACCTCTTCTTTAGAATTCACAAGTGGTCTTAATATTATATGTGGTCCATCAAATACGGGTAAAAGTTATATTGCCGAATGTCTTGATTTTATGTTTGGTTGTAAAGCAAAAGATTTTCGTATTGGTAAAGAAACAGGATATAACATCGTTCGCATGAAAATTGTTACAGCTAATGGTGATATATATTTAGAAAAAAAATTTGATGAAAATAATATTCAAGTTAATAGCTTTAATCCTAATATTGATTCTGGAAGATATAGCCGGACTAAATCCAAGTTATACATTAGTAACCTTTGGCTTAACCTTATGGGGATTCATAATCCTCCAGAAATAATAAAAAAAGAAACATTTGAAAGACAAGTCCTTACTTTACGCTCATTCTTGCATACATTCTTTATTGAAGAAGATAATGTTTTTCAAGAAAATAGTATTATGTTTCAAAAATCAAACTTTACAAGTACTGCTATTTTATCAATAATACTATTTTTAATAACTAGTGATTCTTTTAAAGATGCTAATCCTCAAGAGGAAAAGAAAATTAAAGAAGCTCGGAAAAATGCTGTTATAAAATATATTAATGATAATCTTAATAACCTAGCTGTTCGTAAAAATGAATTAATCAAAACAGAAACTCAAAATATTGAAACTATTCAAGCAAAGATTAATTCTACCCTTGATGAAATAGCTGAAGCAGAAGGTGAAATATCAATCGCAGTAACACGTAGTAAATTTTTATCTAATGAAATATATGCCTTAGCCGAGCAACTTGCAGAATGTAATATGCTTCATAGTCGTTATAAAGCCTTACGTAGCCAATATAGGGCAGATATTAAAAGATTAACTTTTATCGTTGAAGGAGAATTACATAAAGAGGAAATACCAGAATCTTTAACTTGTCCATTCTGTGATGGAGCTCTGCCTAAATTAGAAGATAAGACCTGTATAGAAGCGGCTCACATAGAATTACAAAAAATAATACTTCAAATGAAAGATTTAGATGATGCTGAAAAAGATATCATTTCTGAAAAATTAATTCTTGAAGAAAGAAATAAAGAATTGATAATAGAACGTTCTAAAATAGAGCTACTAATAAATTCTGAGCTTCAACCACGTGTAGACTCATTAAGAAAATCGTTATATGAATATAAACGTTCTATAGAAATTAATAATGAATCATCTATCATTCAACGTTTTGAATCTAATATGATTGCTGATCTTACTAACATTCAGGTTACTGATGATCCCGAGGCAAAATATAAGCCTAGAGAATACTTTACTCAAGATATTTTAAATAAATTAAATGAAATACTTACTAAAATATTAGAGTCTTGTAAATTCGAAGAGTTTAGCTCTGCATACTTTAGCCTTGACCCTTTTGATGTAGTTGTTAATGGTAAGGCAAAGTTTACATTTGGAAAAGGTTATCGTGCATTTTTAAATACTGCAGTTGCTCTTACCTTTAAAGAATACCTATCAGAATACGATGAGTTTTCACCTGGAATGCTTATAATTGACTCCCCTATTCTTTCTTTAAAGGAAAAAAGTGATGAAAAAGCTTCTGATAGCATGAAATCTTCATTATTTAAATATTTAGTGGATAACCAAAATAGTGGCCAAACTATAATAATTGAAAATGATATTCCTGACATAGATTATAGTAAAGTCAATGTAATTAAATTTACCAAAGATAAAAATAATGGTAGATATGGTTTCTTTAAGGAAATTAAATAAAAAGATAAGCCTTTATTCTAAAATGAATATTGGCTTGTCTTTTAAACTTATAATATATAAAATTTTATACTATCTAAATTAATAATTTTATTTTAAATTTCAATACTATTAAGTAACTCTTTTAATGCTTTTAATTCATCATTACTTAATGTAACACCTTTTCCCATCTTTTCATGTTCTGGTGACCATTCTCTTTAATCATACTTTGCTTCTTTTCCATTCCAGCTAATTAGATTTAATTCCTTCTTCCAACCTTTTGCTGACTCAGCTATAACACCAATAGTTTCTTTAATTTCATATTTTATATCTGCCATAATTTTACATCTCCATTTCTCCAATTCCCTCAACTAAAAGCATTGCCTTTAATATTGAATTTAATAAATCATAAAAAATATCTTGACTTTTGTTATCATCAAATAAACCTTCTAATGATATTTTTGATATAACTACCCACTCTTTACCTTCATATTTTAATATTTCACTATTAAATTCTTCTATAAATCTTTCTTTTCTATTTTCCTTCTCAACTCTATCTTTACCTAAACCTCTATACAATCTAACTAAAGCTCCATTACCTGCTAAGTTAGTTATATTTTTTATAATATAAAGATTTTCCTCATCTTTAATTGCTTGAGATAATTCTAATTGAAAACTATAGTCATGAAATTTAGATGAACCTACTGTAATATGGCTATTTTTTAATCTTGTTTCATATGCCCATTCTCCCAAACTTACAAACACTTCATATAATTTATTTTTATACTCTAAAACATCGTACTTATTATCATTATCCATTAAATAAAATTCATTCATATCATATCCATAACGTTCTGACTTATAGGCTTCTGTCACATCAAAGGCATTAATTTTATATCTACCCTCTAATACTTCTATATTAATATCTTCTTTTAATCCCGTTCCATTTAATATATCTTTGATTCTATCTGCTTCATTTTGTGTTATTAACTCATACATACTCTCATCCCCTGTTCTAAACTCTATATTCTCCACTTTCCTCTGCTGCCATAGCTACTGTTAAATCTGCTACGTCAACATTTCCACACATAAGCTCAGCCTGTCTTAAAACTGTTTCCAATGCCTTCTTAGATTTATCTGGTGGATAATCATACTTCTTTAAAAGTCTCTTAATTATCCTTCTCATACCTGCTTGGGCACTTTTTCTTATGCTCCAATCAATAGAAATATTTCTTCTTATAGCATAAGTTAATTCATGTGCAATCATCTTTAAAGTTTCATCTGTCATAAACTCTTTTACTGCATCATCATCAGTTAATGCATCATAGAAAGCAATTTCATCAGAATTTAATCCTAGCTCTTCTTCTCTAGTTTTCATATTTTTTAAATCATGAGCCATCTTAATTAACTCTTCAATAACTTCTGCATTAGTTATTGCTTGATTTCTATATTTATTTAAAGTTTTCTTTAACTTTTCTGAGAACTTTTCAGATTTAACTAAATTAGTTCTTTCCATAGCCTTTAAGTTACCTTCTAATAACTTCTTAAGCATTTCAGCTGCAAGATTCTTTTCTTTCATTCCTTTTACTTCTTCTAAAAACTCTTCTGAAAGAATAGAAACATCTGGTCTTTTTATTCCTAAAGTATCAAATACATCAATAACTTCCTCTGATATTATTGATTTTTCTAGTAATTGATTAACTCTAGCTTCCATCTCTTGCTTTGATTTTTTAACTACTTTTTTAGTATCTAGCTTAACTAAACTTGCCTTTACAGCTTTAAAGTAACTTACTTCTAAAGCAACTTCTTTACCTTCATCTGTAGCTGCACATAAAGCATGAGCTTTTGCTAATTCTGTAGCAAATTGTTTAAATTCTTTTTGATCTTTTTCATCAAAACCTAAAACTAGGTTCATACCAGTAGTAATAGCTCTTATTCTTTGTGCTTGAGAATCTCCCATATAGCCTGAATAGTCTAATCCATGTACCATATCTCTTAATACTTCAAGCTTTTCAAGCATTACTGCTATAGCTGCTGAAGTATCTATACCTGTATTATGTTTATCACTATCTGTATATTGTTTTAATGCCTTTTTAAGACTTTCAAGTATTCCTAAATAGTCAACTACAACTCCACCAGATTTATCTTTAAATACTCTATTAACTCTAGCAATAGCTTGCATTAAGTTATGGCCTTGCATTGGTTTATCTATATACATAGTATGCATTGATGGAACATCAAAACCTGTTAACCACATATCTCTTACTATAACGATTTTTAATTCATCATTATTGTCTTTCATTCTATTAGCTAATGTATCTCTTCTTTGTTTACCACCAATATGTGCTTGCAATCTTTCATTATCTGCTGCACTACCAGTCATAACTACTTTTATTTTACCTTTATCAACATCATCTGAATGCCAATCTGGTCTTAATTTAATTATTTCATCATAAAGATCAACACAGATTTTTCTACTCATACAAACAACCATAGCTTTTCCATCTACAGTTTTAGCTTTTTCTTCATAGTGATTTACTATATCTTCTGCTAACTTTTTAATTCTACTTGGAGAACCTACAACAGCTTCTAATCTTGACCATTTGCTCTTGTACTTCTCTTTATCATTATCTTCTTGACCTTCTGTTATTTCATCAAACTCTTCATCAATTTCTTCAATAATATCTTCATTAGTATCAAGTTTGATTATTCTATTTTCATAATATATTTTTACAGTAGCTCCATCTTCAACAGCTCTAGTCATATCATAAATATCAATATAATCACCAAATACAACTGGAGTTGATTTATCATCAAGCTCAATTGGAGTACCAGTAAATCCTATAAATGTTGCATTAGGAAGTGCATCTCTTAAATATTTAGCATATCCATATTTAACATTACCTTCTTTATCTGTTTTAGCTTCAAATCCATATTGGCTTCTATGAGCTTCATCTGCCATTATAATTACATTTCTTCTATCAGTTAAAGCAGGCATTTCTCCATCTTCTGGCTTGAACTTTTGAATAGTTGTAAATATAATTCCACCTGATTCTCTATCATTAAGTAAATCAAATAATCCATTTACTTCTTTTGAATTATCTTTAGCTTTAACATTAGATTGTTTTTGCTCATCTGAAAGCTTTCTAACATCTGCTTGCTTTGGAGTTTGTCTTAAAATATCAGCTGATTTAGCAAAAGTTCCAAATAATTGATCATCTAAGTCATTTCTATCTGTTAATACAACTATTGTTGGATTATTTAACTGCTTTACTAATTGTGCTGCATAAAATACCATTGAAAAGCTCTTACCTGAACCTTGAGTATGCCAAATAACACCTGCTTTTTTATCTCCATTTTCACTACAAGCTAATTTTGTTTTTTCTACTGCTTTTTTAACTGCAAAATATTGATGATAACCTGCTAATATTTTTATGTTAACTGCTTTATCTCCAATTTTATTACCATTAGCATCATAATCTGCTTTTCTTGAAGTTTGGAATAATAAGAAGTTTTCTACTATATCTAATAAACGCTCCTTAGATAACATCCCTCTTAGCATAACCTCATATTGTGGTACATCTAAAGATGCAATAGTTTCACCATCAATACTTCTCCAATTCATGAATCTTTCTTCATTAGAAGTAATAGTACCAGCTTTAGCATTTATACCATCTGATAATATGCAGAAAGCATTATAGTTAAATAAACTTGGTATATCATTTTTATAAGTTTGAATTTGATTATAAGCTTCTTCAATACCTACATTTTCATCACTAGCTGACTTTAACTCAATTACTACTAGAGGAATACCATTAACAAAAATAATTAAATCTGGTCTTCTTTCTTCCTTTTCAACTATAGTAAATTGATTTACTACTAAAAAATCATTTTTATTTACATTTTTAAAATCTATAATATAAGCTTTTTCAGTTTTAATAGCTCCATCTTTACTAAAAGAAACATCTATACCTTCAACTAAAAGCTTATGAAACTCTTTATTATTATCAACTAATACTGGACTATTAAATGTAATAATCTTCCTGTAAGCTTCTTCTAAAGCTTCTTCTGGTAAATGTCTATTTATACTAAATAAAGCATCTTTAACTCTTTGCTCTAATAAAACATCTTTATAATTATTTCTTTCTGGAGTATCACCATCATAGGCAATATCTGGGCCAAAAGCATAACTATAATCTAATTCTTGAAGTATCTCTATAGCTGCCTGTTCTAAAAGATCTTCTGTGAAATTTTCAAATAAACTCACCGTTCCACACCCCACTTAAATATCCTTCTTTTTCATTTAAATATTCTGTTGCCATTAGAAGCTCTATCCAATATTCGGCTTCTCCTGCTTCTTTTAATGAAATATTTATCTTAGAGAATTAAGAATTATTTGAATTTTATCTAAATTCTTAATTCTCCATTCTGAATTCTCAACTAATCCATTGGTACTCTTATTTCACCTGACATAAGTTTAGGTAACAAAGTATCTCTTAAATTAGTTAACTTTATATTTTCTATTAGCTTACTATCTATATTAATAGAGATAGTTTTTAACGTATCTGCAATTTTATTCTGAACACTCATTGGTGCTACTACCATCTTTTGCTTACCTAAAACTTTATTATTTAGTGATGTCTGCCCAGTAGTTCCTGTTCCTAATTGTTCTAATTCACTTTCCATACTTATAATATATCTTCCCAAAATATATGGATTTATTTTATCCTCATTAGCTCTCAATATGGTAATACAACTATGAACAATAGACTTTTCACTGATTAAACTTCTTTGAGCAACTCTCCCCAAAGTTCCTACTCCCATAGAGTTTATTAATATATCTTTTGATTTTAAAAATACTTCATCCGGTACCTTTTTTTGTGATAAGTCATGATATTGAATAGCCTCATCTACTAAATTATGATTTCTGACACATCTTTGATTTATTACTTTTATCCCACTCTCGGAGTACTTTGGAGAAAACCCTCTTCTATTTAACATTGTAATATCATCAATCTCAACTACTTTCCACCCCTTAGGAATCATCCCTAGCTCACTTTCAACCATTTCTCCACCACTACTTTTATATGGCTTACCATCTTCATTAGGAAATTCAAAATCAACAAACCATTGTTTAAAAATAGCTTGAACCATTTCTTCTAGTTTTTTATTTATTTTATTATTTACTCCTATTTTTTCATCTAAATCAGATAATATCTTTGCTATTGCCTTTTGTTCATCTAATGGTGGTAATAAAAATTCACTATTTTCAAGTACATCTTTCTGCACCCTTTGCCTTCCTGAAGAACCATTCATCGCTTTAATTGCAACATTTCTAAACTCTGGTGAAATTGAAAGATAATATATAAAATCATTATCTGTTATTCCTAACTTCTCCCTTAATACAATATATTCAGTTGAACCAAACCCAATTTCATCTTTATCTAAAATATCAACTTGAGCTGTTTTACCATTCTCAAGACATGGAGTTATTCTAGCTAATAAAGTATCACCATTTCTAAATTTAGTTCCACTTGTAAATTTAGCTTCTTCAAATCCTGATATTTTTCTAGTAAATGGCTCTAATTTTTCCATAGCTACTTTTTTAGCTATTTCTCCCTTCTTTATACTTTCTTTAGGATTAAATTGTATTATATCTACTAACTTAACCTTACTCCATTCATTCTCCAT